CCGTATGGCATTTATGACGAGTTTAATATTGTAGTCCAACTAAAAGATAATCAAGCCATTTACCATAAGCTACCATTTACAGGTAAAGGACAGTTTTATAGCGTAGCAACAAACCATGGAGGAGAACCCAATACCACATATGGCGATACTGCATTTAGTTTTCCATTAGGTTACGAAGAAACTAACAATGCTATCTATATTCGAGACAACGAAGTAACAGTACACAAGCTTCCGCACAACGGAAAAAAGTTACACATGGGTACAGTATATTGTAATGGACGTTATTGGAGTATGCCTAGAGGTGACGAGCCGGGGTACACATCACTACTAAGTTTTAATGGCTCATGGTTTGATAGTTATGAATTAGATATTGATCCAACTATTACACGAAAGTATACAGACATTATTGTTAAAGGCACTACACTATACAGTTTACCATTTGGTGAAGATCCCGGACTTAATACTATTGTGGAATTTGATACAAAAACAAATACTGCACAATATCACACTATCAACGGAGTAGACTTTGCTAAGAAGTACAACTGCGGTGTTATGCTAGGTGATAATATTGTTGCTGTACCGTATGGTGATGAATTACTCCCGCTTAATAGTAACAGGGGGTTAGTATTTAATACCGTAACTAAACAAAGTTACCAATTTGATATTGGATTAGAGTTTGGCGGGAAATATAGATTTAGGTGCGGAGTTGAATTTAACAACCATGCTTACTTCTTTCCAAGTGGAACTCCTAGCTGTCCTATACTAGTTATTGATGGAGACGGCAATATTATTAAAGAAAAATACTTTGAAGATATAATGTTTGGTAGACCAATTATTTACAACAATCAAATAACTATAATTACATATCACATGAAAACCCAAGAACATTTTATCTGTGTGTTTGATGATAAATTAAACATAATACAGGAATCTAAATTATGAGTTGTTTAGCTCCTCGACATGCTTTAAGTATTAGATTCAACGGCGATGTTGTTCCTGATTGCGTATACACTGGCAGGCACGGCAATTTACTTAAAAATACATTACCAGAGATCTTTGAGGATCCTGGATTAATTGCTACACAACAAATTGTTGAACAAGGTAGTTTGCCAAGTAACTGTATACAATGTGTTAAGAAAGAAAAAGTTAATGGTCACAGTAGACGTAAGTTTTTTGAACAAGTTCTTAATCCTATTGTTAAAGAAGAATCAAAAAATAAAAACGACATTTATTTTTTAGAATTTAATATGAGCAATTTGTGTAACTTAAAATGTAGAATGTGCAGCGGCATTAACTCTACAGCATGGGTTAAAGAAGATATAAAATTATCAGGCATGGGAATTGATCGTCCTATTCATGATCCAGAATTTGGTTATAGAGTTGTGCCTAGCAGCATAATTGATCGATTATTTGATTATCCAGAGTATTTTAAAAATTTACAATACGTAAACATTAAAGGCGGTGAGCCTTATATGGAGCCTGCTAATAAATTAATTATGCATTATCTAATTAATTTAGGTCTTGCTAAAAACATTACACTTGATATTAGCACTAATGGAACTGTAGTTGATGAGGAGTTTGACAAACTTGCATTACAGTTTAAAGAAACTAAATGGCATATTAGTATTGAAGGAACTGGTAAACTATACGAATATATTCGTGGCGGCGAAAACTTTCCGTTTCAACAACTTGTAGAGAACTTAGAACATTTTAATAAAATGGATCGTGTTATTTTTGCTGGTACTGTAATGACATATAATGTTTGTCATCTACAAGAAATGCAAACATGGTTTGATAGTGTTAAAAAAGACAATTACGAAATATATTTAACTAATGTTGTAACAACACCAGCATATCTTAATCCTACAATTTTACCTCAACATATTTTAAATGGCACTAATTATAAACACGTTAAGAATGATAAACAATTAGCTGCGTTTATTAATTATACAAATAAATTAGATAGTATTAGGAATACAAGTATACATGATGTATGCCCTGAACTAAGCAGTCTCTTTTCTTAAATAGATATCACTTAAACATGCACAAGATTGTTTGCCACAAATAATAGTTTCTTTTGGTAATTTATAGCGTTCAATGTTTCCTAAAGGACCGCCTTCTTGACAATCAGCTCTATACATGTTTCCCCACATATCAATGTTAATCATATGCAGTCCTGCCCAGCATTTCCAACCTTGGAATTTATTTCGATCAGTACTAATTAAATCATTTGCTGTTACTGGTTTATCATCTAAAAGTAATCCTCCTCTATGAAGATTACTATCAGGCAATGGTCTAAAGAAAGGCCATTTCTTTATTGTATCTAATTGTTCTTGAGAATAGTTGTAAGGTGTATTAGTTATAGCATCAATATTTGATTTGTCAAGAATAATCTTTGGCCATATTGCAACATTGTCAGAACAGTTATATAATGCTTCTGCAACATTAAACATTTGTTCAAAGTTATCTGGTGCTAACATTAAATTAATAAACACAGGGCAATTAGAGTTTTGTATAACTTCCATTATATGATTTATGTCTGCATATTCTGGATGATACGAAATAATATATCCATCTGAAAACTCAGAAATAGTTTTATAGTATTCTACAGTATGGCTTCCGTTAGTTAAGAAAGTAAACGTATGTCCTTGCTGTTTAACTAACTTTGCAAGATCAGTAAAGTGTTTCCAGTATGTTGGCTCGCCTCCGCTTAGTCGGTAACATATATTCTTTTTAGGTTGCTTAAATCCTTTAACAAAACGTTCAACAGTATCCCATCGAGGCTGTCCAGTACTTCCACTGTGTAAGTGGTCTGGACAATATGAACACCGATAGTTGCATTTGTTGCTTAATGTCCAGCTAACAAGAAACCAATCTTCTTTTGTTTTGTCTTGGTAGGTTAACTTCATTCGCTCATGCTGTGTTTAATAATTAAATCATGTGTACGTTGATTTAGTTTAACTGTAAGTATTAATGAATGTAATCCATCAGTATAACTAAACACACTATGTTCTTTTTGGAAGTTAATAAAATGTACATATTCTGGATCAGGATAAATTAACTGTTTATCAAGTATGTGTGCATAGTTCTCTGGCTGGGCTTTACCAAATGTGCATAACAGTCTAAAATATTCTGGACCTGCTCCAGGATAATCTCTATGTGGTGGAAAGAATCCTCCGGCATCTACTCTAAGTAAATGTACACGCCCGAGGTCTGGAGCAAATATATCTACTAAACTAGCAAGTTGCGGAATAGCCTTGTACACTTCTGTTGGTGTTGTAAAGTCTTCTTCTTTCATCTTAACATCGTGATACCGTTGCATGTGGCCAAAGCTATTTAAATGCCAATTCTCTGCTACATCACCTGTATGACTTGTAACAGGTAATCCCCAGCGATTATTGTGCGTATCTTTCTTTTGATTATAAGGACACCAGTTATCTTCAAACTTCTCTAGTTGTTGTACAAGACTGTGTCCATCAACTTTTAGTTTTAGTTTTACCATGTCTCCCATATTACATAGGCTATTCCAAAGCAATGCACGTTCTTGTTGTTGGTTATCCATTTTTTAAACTCCTTAATTCTGGAAAGACTTTTGTAAAATCTGTTCCTCTTGTTTCATCTAATACTCGTAAATAGTCTTGTAACTGCGGCAACTTATCTGACCAATCTTCTGACATCATATAACTAATTATACCTTCCCAACGCTGTTTACCCATAGCGTGGTTGTTCCAATCTGCATTAAACTTCTGACGTTGGACAAACTTTTCAATATTATTTTTAGTAAACTCTTTAAGTTCTTTAGGTAATGTTCTAACATTTAAGTAACTAGGAAAGTAAACTAAATGTGTATTAATTATTCCGCCACCAAAGGGCATTATATTAACTTTACTAAAGTTTTGATCTTGTTTCCATTCAGCTAGTTCGTGTATATACGGAACATTTAATAATTGTACTGCTGCTGCAACATTTATTGTAATATTATCTAGACTAGTATCAAGTTTATATAAGTTTTTTTCAATATCAGCCCACTTGCTTGGATAACGTATATAATCATTCTTATCACCATATGCATCTATACTAAAATTAAATGTAATTTTCTTAAAATGTTGCCATAGTACAAATAACTTATCAGGTAATTTTAATCCGTTACTGTTATATCGTATGCAAATATCTTTAGCATAATTATTATCAACCATGAATTCTAATATAGCATAATGCTCTGGAATTAGCAACGGTTCGCCGCCAGCAAAATACAATTCTTTAATGTGCTGCGATTGTTGTTTCATTGAATCTAAGAAACTTCCTTTCTTATACCAAGTATAATCGAAGTCCTCATCCCAACTTTGTTCTGCAATTAAGTTTTTATCTGTATACTTAGGCTTTTGCAGTTTCCATTCTTTAATCCAACTACTTGAATCATGTGGACTACACATAACACACTTTAGTTGGCACAGATTTCCAAGGCGCAAATCAAAGTAAGGAATGTTAACAGGTAAGTTTCCATCAACATCTGTTTGAGCTACAATATTGTCAATGTCTAAACGTTGTTCCCATACTTTAGTCTCCCACTGACGCTTGCTTACAATGCCTTTATCTTCTTCTGCAAAGCACTTGCGGCAACTTGCTGGAACTTGTTCGTTAAGCATTTGTAATCGTGTGTTACGCATATGCTCACTGTTCCATACTTCTTCAATAGTATGGTTACGCATATTCATAGCAATACCGTCTTTCTTAACAAGGCCAACTGTTTTATCATCATTAAGTCCAGCACCTGATGCATTAGCAGTACAGCAAACTCTAACGTCACCGTTAGGTCGTGTTGCTAAATGTATCCAAGGTAAAGGACAAAATGTTTTACTCATGTTCGTGCCTTTCAAATTGTGCGTTTAGTTTATCAAAACTACCACATTGCTTTGAACATTCTTTAAGTCCAGTACTAGTCCAACAACTACTAATCTTGTTAAAGAAGCCGTTGTCAAAGATCTCTGTAAATGAATACTTGTGTAAATTAGGATATTCTTTAATTTTCGTCATATAGTCTATTCTTGAGAAACTATGTTGTGGTAACCATTCTAAATCTAGCCAACAGCAAGGACTAACATTTCCATTTGCGGCAATATACATTTGTTTATCTTGAACTGCTTTACAATTAATAGTTGGCATAGATTCGTTCCTAGCTTTTTCTGCCGGTGCAATCATTTCTAAACTTTTTTGTGACGGTAACAATATATGCGTTACATTATAATTATCATCAATAACTTCTAACTGACCGTCTTTAAATCTAGTAGTATGCTTAATACTAAAGCCTTTGAATCCCATGTCTTTGCTTAATTGTTCGCATGCTTCTACTTGGTGTTCATTATGTTTGAACACTAACATATCCCATCTTGCGTCACCGCCTGCATCAATAAATGCTTGTGCATTCTTTAGAATTTTATCGTAATCTGTACTAATTCTATATAGTGCATGTGTATCCTTTAGTCCATCAATACCAAATACAATTTTTACTCCTACGTCTGCTAGACCTTTAAACCAATCTACTGTTCTAGCACTCCCGTTAGTATGCATTTGTAAGGTCATTCCGGCATTGTGTTTACGCAAGTATTGCATTATACCTAACGTATCTTTAGCCATAATTGGATCGCCTAAGTTTCCGCACATATTTAAGAACTTTAGTTGCTGTACAAAACTTATAGGAAACCATTCAGTAAACATTTGATAACTAATTTCTGTAAGATCTAAACTGTCAAGTTCTGGACCGCCTTGAACTCTTCTTGGACACATAGGACATCTTGCTTGACATCTAGTTGTGACTTCTAAATGTATAGAAGTTATATCTTCGTAATTATACATTAAATGTTCCCATAATCATAAATCTTTTATATTTTTGTAATTGTAATTCTTCTGCTATAAGTATATCTGTTAGATTAGACTTCTTAATAAATTGATCAAGGCTGCTACTACAATTGATGTGTTCTTTTAATTCATAATAATTATTAGATTGTAAAACTATCTTTGCACCTTCGGGTATTTTGTTTAACCATCTGTTATATTGGTCCGGTGTAATATGTTCACAACTTGTATTAATAACAAAATATGGATCATTTGTATATTCGTAATCACACATATCTGCTGTAACTGCTTTAAACCGGCCATCTATTTCTTGGCGCTTATTAATTGTTGATGCAGTTTGCTCACATGCAGGATCAATGTCTATACTTGTAATATGTTTAATTCCTAATTCACTATTAAACATCATACTAGCAAGTACTCCGTTCCATCCTCCAAAAATAGCACATTCAGCATTAGAAATATGTGTTTTTAGTTCAAGTGTTTCAATTAGCCATGTTTTAGACTGAAGTTGTCCTCCCCAAAGACTTTCTAAGGTTCGGTCACGATCTTCACTATTGCGAATAGCATCAGCCCAAAACTTTATATCTTGAATATCAATCTTCATTCTTTACCTTTGGTATTTTACTGTCTGCACTGCTTACACAAGTAGGAGTAATACACTTACGTGGCGCCTTAAAGAGCTCAAATCCGCCGTCTAACGTGCCTAAGGGTTCGTCATGGCAACTATAGCTGCGCTTAACTTCATTTTCACGTACAACACATCCTTGGTATCCTGCATTACAATTCCAGCCTTTAAACTTATTGAATCCAAAGGCATTAAATCGTTCAGCTTGATCTATGTAGTACTTGTTGCCGGCTTTGTCTTGTAACTCTACTTGCAATAAAGGTATTATTTTTTTAAATTCGTCTGGGATTCTTTGTGGGAATCCGGCTTGTAGTTTGTCAAGTTGTATGTCTGTATATCCGGATACCACACGAGAGGCTGTAGGATCGGACTGTGGCTTGAGAGTAACATTAATACCTCTGGCGGCAAATCTCTGTAGGCGTTCGTAAAGCTCTTCAAACATTTCAGGGACCATAACTTGATTGATTGTAATATATACATTATTTTTCATTAATTGAAGACATTTATCTCCAAACTCCTGTTCATTTGCAAACTCCGCATGGTAGCTTGCTGTTATACTTCTACGCTGTAAACTGCTCGTAGCTTCTAACCAGTTGTTCCACCATTTGCTTCCCGGGCTTAGATTGGTCGTCATGTGGATACTTTGGTATTCAGGAGCTGTATCACTACAGTAATGGTTTATAACCTTCCCAAAGTATTTATAAGCAGTAGGCTCGCCGCCGCTAAAACTAAAATGGAAGTCAGTAAATCCGTTTGCCCTAGCTTGTTCTTTAATACTGTCTATTGTTTTAATATATACTTCTAAATCTTGGTGATCAGGAGTGCTACTGCGAGCATAGGGCCAGCAATAACTGCAATTATAGTTACAAAATCTAGCAAGTATCCAACTAACTGTGAACAATTTCGTACCTAGTAAGGTCTTTTGTCCAAAGCTTGTTATGTCCTCAAATGGTATGTTTTGAAAATTGTTCATATAGCCAGTCAAAGTCGTTTATAAGTTTAAGGTCAGCATTATCAGAAAGCCCAAACTCCCTGCCAGCATTAGCACCGGCAATAGCATACTTTCCATAAGTTTGATCCCGTCCTTTGGACCGCCAAACTGCAAGCCTTTCTTCAGTTTCTTCATTGTTTTGCCTCGCAATAGATTTACTGCTTAATTTTGCACATTCTCTAAATGCGCTGCGCCATGCTTCAAATGGACTTGTGTTAAATGCTGTAATATTTGCAACAGCGTCTACGGCAATAAACTTTGAACTAATACTTGTAGTCATATCAGGCTTATTTGTATCCATATCAATAGTTAATTTTCTTGGAAATAATTTTACTCCGCCGTAGCCGTATTCTAAATGGTTGATAGGATTTCTGCTGCGCCAAACATGTACGTGATCTAGTTGATGATCAGGAACAACATAATCAAAGTTAAAGTCGTCCATAATTATTGCATCAGCATCTACAATCCAAAACATCTTAGTAAAACATTTCTTTGCTGCTTTAATATGTGCTTGGTGTATTCCTTTAATTCCATGCACACGTTTAGCCATAGGAAAGCGTAACTTTAATGCAGCGTAGTTTTCATCTGCACTAAGTTCTTGATAACTTATGAATACAATATCATACATGTGTTATTATAGCACCTATTAGTTTGTTTGTCAAGAGTAATTATTATAAAGATCAGTAAATTCAGGAAACGTTTCTAAAAAATTAGTTTCTCGACGTTTGTCATGTTGATCAAAATACTTAACTAAGTTGCGGCGGTTTCTATCAAGTGCCTCAGGACTACTTAAATTCCTTGCTTGTAACGCTGCTAAGTTACGTTCAGCCTTTTCAATTTCAAAGTCATAAAATCCTATAAAATTATCAGTATTTGCATTTGCTTTCATGAATGCAATTGCATCTACTAGGTAATGGTCAAATTCTTCTGGTAAAATATGTATTGCCTGCCATGCTGGATTTCTTAATAGCGGAATATCAAACCAAATACGCTGACGCGGATGTATTTCATAATCGTCATGTGTGTTGTAAGGGTCGTGTATAGGAACATATTTGATTCCTTGGGCATCTCTGCTATATTCAGCCCTTAATGAAAGAATATATTCTAAAAAGTTTTTAAACTTAGGTACACTTAGCGCATTAAAAGTATTAATAAATGTCATTGTTGTATTAGTAGTTTCTGCTAAGAATGTATCTACATTAGTCTGCATAACACTATAGTCTAACCCAGATCTAATATACTCAGCTTGCTCGCCTACAGAATCAACACTAACAAACACAGCAACATTTTTCAATGCCATATTAACATACCAGTTGTTACCCGATCCAGGATTAAAGCGTTCATCATCTTTCCAAATTTGTATTTCTTCTAATTTCTTTAGTTTGTTAATAAACTTAGTCATTAGCTCGGGCTTAGGAGGACAAAAGTTACTAGTTACACTAACTTCTAGCCATGCGTTAGGATTTTCATAGATGTAGTCAAGTACTTTAAATGTGTTAACATCCATTAGAGGCTCACCACCTGTAATACGAAATACTTCAAGTTTCTTATATAAGTCAGGCCACCATTTCCAAAATGCTGTTACATACGGATTATCTGCTTGCTTACCCTTTAGTGGCATTAGTCCATCTTTTGCTAGATACTCAATATTATTATGTTGAGCAGATTTACCTTTATTATCTATAATATTGTAAGGACCAAACTTAGTAACCTCTTCTTCCCAAGCAGTACTAAGGTGCGGAGAACAATATGAACATTTTAAATTACATGCTTGGTTAAAGTTTACTTCTACATAACGAGGTATAACGTCACCAGTGTCTAACGATTCAATTATATCAGTTTTAGAATTTTGTGCCCATTGCTCGCCGCTGCGATAAATCCTATCACTACGCCCGCCTTGGTCTTCAATCTTCCAGCAATAAGAACAGCCCTCAGGTCTTTCGCCTGCAAGCATTTGTTTGCGTTCTTTCTTTTTTTGTTTAGTGTTATGTAACGCACTTGGATTGTCTACTATTTCTTTAACATCGATTTTATGTAACGGAGGATGATAACAACTGTGTGTAGTACCGTTAGTTAAATGCATAGACATTTGAGACCACTTAGCGTAGCACATACTTGGTGAAATACGTTTTAGTTGATTTTCAGCAATATCTGCTGATTCGTTATAATCGCTCATTTAAACCTTTTCCATAAATATTTTGCTATTTCTTTATAATTACCTAGACCAGGGTGAATACAATCTCTAGCTTGATTATCAATCATAAATTGTTTGTCAAGATGTAAGGGACTTCCCGGAAAAAATGATATACTGGCATATTTACATCTACCTTCCCATAAC